AACTTATGACTGGATTAACTGCGAATTCATTGGAGATAAGTTAATTGAAGTTCATTTTCGTAGAAATCCTGATTTTCGTTATGGAAATTCACTTGCAATTCCAGTTTGGAGCGATGAAAAAGTTGAAAATATGAGATTTGTTGATGATATAGACTATTATCGCAAGGGTTTTTATATCGAATAAATAAATTTTTTATCGAAATTGAATTGAAACAGTTTTCAATGGGTAAGCACCTGCTGCTAGAGGTGTATGATGTTGATTTTAACCTGATTAATGACGTAAATTCTCTACAAAACGTCATGATTAAGGGAATTGAACGTGCAAAAATGACCATTTTGAACGTTTTTTCTCATTGTTTCATACCTCAGGGTTGTACAGTCGTGATTGCTCTTTCAGAAAGTCATGTTTCTTGTCATACTTGGCCAGAAAATGGGTGTTTAGCAGTCGATGTCTACACTTGCGGTGAAGGAAATCCCCGTTTAATCGCCTTAGAAGTCTTAAAATACCTTAATTCCGACTCATACTCATTAAGAGAAGTAGAACGTTAAATAGACATAAGGAGATAGCAACCTCCTTTATAAAAGTTCTGTTTTATTCGTTAAAACAGGAGCTAAAATGTCAAATCTACCCGTCGATAGAGACAAAAATTATATGTATGATATGTGGGGAACTGATCGCTTAATCACAGATTATGTCGATGTTCCTCAAAAAAGAGTCATTCAAGAGGTTATGCACGATACAGCACCCAAACATGACTTTAAAAAACAAGTGGAGTTGCATGAAAAGATTCGAAATGATGAAGATTATGATGATTGGGACTATGGAACTGAACCAGTCTATGGATCTTCTTGGAAATAGGAATAAATAAAGAAGAAATTCTATGTCCTAATGACAGTAAATAGGGTATCTAGATCATTTAAAGATATTAGTTTATCTTTTGAACCTCATCCAATTACTAAAGACTTACCCATTTTGAAGAATGAGAATGCGATTATTCGTTCCATTCGCAATTTAGTTGAAACGATTCCAACAGAAAGATTTTTTAATCTGACTCTTGGTTCAAATGTTCGTTCAAGTCTTTTTGAATTTGTTGATTTTGGAACTGCATCGGTCATTCAAGACCAAATTCGTCTGACTATTCAGAATTTTGAACCAAGAGTTCAAAATGTTTTAGTACAGGTAAACCCAAGTCCAGATACAAATGAGTTTGAAATTACAATTACCTTTGATATTATAGGGCAAGAAATTCCTACACAACAATTTTCATTCATATTAGAGGCAGCAAGATAAAATGCCTTTTACTAAGTTTTCTAATTTAGATTTTGATCAGATAAAGACATCTATCAAAGACTATCTCCGTGCAAATTCCAATTTTACGGATTTCGACTTTGAAGGGTCTAATTTTTCTGTTTTAATTGATACCTTAGCATATAACACTTATATTACAGCATTTAACTCAAATATGGTCGTAAACGAGTCCTTTTTGGACTCAGCGACCGTAAGAGAAAATGTTGTTTCTTTAGCTAGAAACATTGGGTACGTACCTAAGTCTAGAACAGCATCAAGTGCGGTTGTTTCGTTCACAGCGCAACCAACGACCTCGACATCGACATTAACATTACAATCTGGATTAGTTTGTACTGGTTCCGCTGGTGGCACATCATACGTGTTTTCAGTTCCAGAAAACATTACAGCAAGTGTTATCAACGGTACAGCGACGTTTAGCAATATTACTCTTAAGGAAGGAACTTTTCTCAGAAAACAGTTTACAGTAGATGGATCACTAGATCAGAGATTTATATTAGATAATTCGTTCATAGACACGACTACAATTCGTGTATACGTAAAATCTCCAAGTAACACAGGATTAGGAAACTTATATACTCTTGTAGATAATATTTTTGAAATTGGTTCAACATCTGAAACCTATCTGATTCAAGAAGTTAAGGATGAAAAATATGAGATTCTTTTTGGAGATGGTAGATTTGGTAAGAAACTTGAAAACAATTCAATTATTACCGTAACGTATATTATTACTGATGGTAAGAATGGAAATGGCGCGAATGCTTTTAGTTTTGCCGGAACATTCAAAAACGAAAATGATGCTACCGAGATTATAAACAATACGATCACTGTTACAACAATACAATCATCCCAAAACGGATCTGATATTGAAAGTATACAATCAGTTAAATCGTATGCGCCTAGATTGTACGCATCACAATATCGTGCAGTTACATCTAGAGATTATGAATCTCTTATTAAATCCAAAATTTATGAAAATGCAGAATCAATATCTGTAGTTGGTGGTGAAGAACTCAGTCCACCACAGTTTGGAAAAGTTTTGATTAGTATTAAACCTAAGAATGGAACCTATGTTTCAGACTTTGATAAGCAAGAAATCAAAAACAAATTAAAGCAATATACAGTTGCAGGAATTAATCCTGAAATTATAGATCTTAAAGTTCTTTATGTTGAAATTGATTCATCAGTTTATTACAATTATTCTCAAGTTGGAAGTGTTGAAGATCTCAAGACAAAAGTAATTTCTTCTCTAAATTCATATGCACAGTCACCAAATTTAAATGCTTTTGGTGGAAGATTTAAGTACAGTAAGGTTCTGCAAGTTATTGATAACACCGATGCTGCAATTACTTCTAACATTACAAAAGTAAGACTCAGAAGAGATTTAAAAGCATTAATCGATGCTCCAACTCAATATGAGATTTGTTTTGGTAATAAATTCCATATAAACCCTGAAGGAAAAAATATTAAATCAACTGGATTTAAGATATTTGGAGAACCAGAAACAGTTTATCTAACAGATACTCCAAATAAAGATTCCAAAGGAAATTTAGATGGTAGTGGAAAGGGAACGATATCGATTGTTAAAGAAACTCCTGTTGTTACAGGCATAGGTACAACAACAACGTTTAGTACCTTGGTCATTGTTAAGTCTGCAGGAACAGTAGACTATTCTTCTGGTGAAATTTTATTAAATGGAGTAACCATTACAGAAACTTCTTTAGGGCAAGATATTATTGAAATACAAGCGTTCCCAGAGTCTAATGATATCATCGGACTCAAGGATCTTTATCTATCTTTTAGCATATCAAAAAGCAAAATAAATATGATTAAAGATGTTATTGCTTCTGGCGATGATGTCTCTGGAACTATGTTTTCCACTAATAGTTACTATAGATCAAGTTATTCGAACGGGGAATTAAAGAGGTCATAAGATGATAAAAACGGGTTTTGAATCCAGAGTAAAAGTACAGCAGGTACTTGAAAATCAACTTCCAGAATTTATTTTGGAAGAAAGCCCCAAAACTTTAGATTTTTTAAAGCAGTATTATATTTCGCAAGAATATCAGGGCGGTCCTACAGATATTTCTGAAAATCTTGATCAGTACTTAAAACTTGATAATCTAACTCCAGAAGTAGTTAATGGATTTACTGGATTAACTACAGATATTACTGCTTCTTCTGGAATCATTACAGTTACATCGACGAAAGGGTTTCCTTCTTCATATGGTTTATTGAAGATTGATGATGAAATAATTACATATACTGGAACTTCCGCAACTACATTTACTGGTTGTATTCGTGGATTTTCTGGTATTACCAGTTATCATAAAGATTTGAATTATGGAGAATTAGTATTCTCAACATCAAATCAGGCATCACACGTTGGACTCTCTACAGTTCAAAATCTAAGTTCACTCTTTTTAAAGGAATTATATAAAAAATTAAAATATACATTAACACCAGGATTAGAAGATATAAATTTTGTTTCTGATTTGAATGTTGGCAACTTTATTAAAGAAGCAAGAACTTTATATGAATCAAAAGGAACTGATGAGTCTTTTAGAATTCTCTTCAATATCCTATTTGGAGAAACTCCAAAAGTAATTGATTTGGAGCAGTTTCTATTAAAACCATCATCTGCAACATATGTTAGAAGAGAAGTTGTAGTTGCAGAGGCAATTTCTGGAGATCCTCTAAATCTTGCTGGACAAACAATTTTCAAAAATAATGATCCTAGCAGTACAGCATCAGTATCTGAGGTTGAAATTATCAGAAGAAGTGGAAAAACTTATTATAAACTTTTTCTTTTTATTGGATATGATGATGCGTTTCCAACAGTTACGGGAACCTTCAACATTACTGGCAATACAAAAAATATAGAGACAGTTAGTGTTGGTAGTTCTGTCATTACAGTAGATTCTACAATCGGATTTTCTACATCTGGAAAAATCTACTCCGGTAACAATATCATTACATATACGAATAAAAGTATAAATCAATTTTTTGGTTGCTCTGGAGTTACAACACAAATTACAACTGGATCGGTAATAAGGTCCGATGAGATATACTATGGATATGAAAATGGTGATTTAGAGAATAAAGTAGAATTAAGACTCACTGGAGTTTTATCAAAATTTAATCCCATAGAGCAAAATTCTCCAATTAATCCAGACGAAGTTATATCTGTTAAGAGTGTTGGTGAAATTATTAAAAATCCACAAACTAATCCTTCTTATAAAGAAATTTTTGCAAATAGTTGGATCTACAATACAAGTTCAAGATATGAAATCGATACATTCTCCTCTGGAACAATCTCTCAAGTTGTATTAAAGAGCGACATTGATAAATCTAGCCTTAAAATAGGAGATTACATTGAAATTTTAAATAGAGATTCTCAAACTGTTGTAGCATCTAATCTTTTAGTAACTCAAATTACAGGAAAACAAGTTACAACTAGTAGTTCTTTTACTTTGAACCAAAGTTTTAATTATGATATTAGAAGAAAACTTAAAAATGCTAGTTCTTCAAGCGTTCCTCTGGAGTTTAGTCCAGTAACGGCAGAGATTCAGAATGTTTATAATCAAGATAATGAATACATGTATGTTGCATCTAATTCATTACCATCATATCAAATAACAAAGTCAATTTTTTCATATAATGCTTCTGGAGTAGCAGGACTCGACGAAGATAGTGGTCTATATTCAACTATAACATTTAGCACTCCAGTCTCATTTTTAACTGGAAGTGAGATATACTATACACCATCCCAATCACCAATTTCTGGATTATCTGAAGGTGTATATTTTGTTGAACTTGTAAGTGGATCTGGAAATCTTCAAATTAGATTGTATAATTCACTATCTGTGATTGGAACAGTTAATTACGTTAGTTTTGGATCACTGACCACAGGAACTCATAACTTTGTTCTTAGAACTCAGAAAGAAAAAGTTCTTTCTCCACAGAAAATATTAAGAAAGTTTCCACTTTCATTTAATATGGGAGACGGTCAATCCGTTCTAACTGAACCAGGTTCGATTGGAATGTTAATAAATGGTGTAGAAATTATAAGTTATAAGACAAATGATAAAGTTTATTATGGACCTCTAGAGTCGGTAAGTGTATTAAATGGTGGAAGTGGATATGATGTAATTAATCCGCCTTTACTAGAATTTTCTTCTGGAAGTGCTTTAATTCAACCAGTTATAAGTGGTTCTCTAGAGACAATCTATGTCGATCCTCAAGATTTTGATGTAGATGTGATTGTTTCTGTTACCTTAACTGGCGGTAACGGATCTGGAGTATCATTTCAACCTATTGTAGATAAGAGAAGTAGAGAAATTGAATTTGATGCAAGACAGATATCAGATGGAGGTGGAGTAGACACCACATTTGAAACAATTACATTTACGTCAAATCATAATCTTATAAATGGTCAACCTGTCATTTATAGTCCAGGAAATAATCCATCAATTGGAATCGCAACTTTCCAAGGGTTGGATTTTGATAGTGGCGAAACTTTAAGGAATGGGTCAACTTATTATGCAAAATATGTTAATGACAGAACAATTCAGTTGTATCAGTCATTAACGGATTACAATTCTGGAATTAATACCGTAGGATTTACTACAATTGGAACTGCTGGAATTCAAAAGTTTTTAACGGAACCAAAAAATACTCTAACACAAATTAAAATTATTAATGGTGGAAGTGGATATACCAATAGAAAACTTAGAGTTACTTCTTCAGGAATTTCTACAATAAATGATTCCGTTTCTTTTATCAATCATGGATTTAAGGATGGTGAAATAATTGTATATTCAAACACAGGAATTTCAACGACTGTTTCCACCCCGATTTCTGGATTATCAACATCAAATCAATATTACGTTCTTAAAATTGATGATGATACATTTAGACTTGCAGATGCTGGAGTTGGAGCAACTATAACTTCAAACTATACAAGGAAAAATTATGTAAGTCTTGGATCAACGGGAACTGGATATCATATTTTTAATTATCCACCTATATCTTTAAATGTAGAATATAGTGCTGTTGGTTTAGGTAGTACTCAGTCTAGAGGATCTATAGTTGCAACTCCTATTATAAGAGGAAAAATTATTGATACTTATGTTTATAATAATGGATCGGATTATGGATCGAGTATTTTAAATTATCAAAATAAACCAACCATTAGTATCAAAAATGGAAAATATGCACAACTTGTACCTGTTATAGTTAATGGTCAAATAAGAGATGTATCTATTCAATATGGTGGTGTTGAATACTACTCAACACCAGATTTAAGAGTTGCTGGGATTGGTACTGGGGCGGTTCTTAAACCAGTAATTACCAATAATAGAATCACTGATGTCGTCATAGTTAACTCTGGTTCTGGATATTCTCAAGATACTACAAGCATCTCCGTAGTACCTTCAGGAAAGGGTGTAATATTTGATCCACAAATAAGATCAATTACATTAAATAATAATTTCTTATATGACGATGTTAATGATAGTGCTACCATTTCTAATGAAATTATTAGATCTTCATATAATAATTTGCAATATGCAATTTCAGGATATTCTGGACTCGCACAAAATGCTTTTGGTGATACTGGAGCATCTCACTCACCAATTATTGGATGGGCATATGATGGAA